AGGCAAGGTAATGTGTCATGCTGATCGTGTGCACATCAAAGATCCTGAGTTTGTGGTACGTCAATCAGGACGTGAACGTGTGTTACGTGAAGGCAAGAAGAATGTTCATGCCTTTGTACGTGGTGAAGCTACGTGCTTTACAGACTTTGAGTACGAAAAGTGTCCAACATTGGACAGTATTCGATACAATCCCTACAAATATACAGGTTTCGTAAGAATGCCTGACGAAAAACTAATACACAATGCTGATCGTGCATATATGCAGGTCAGTGATGGTATACCATCTATACATGCAGAAGGAGTAAGACCATGACAATGACAGAATCAGAAGTAAGAATAGCAAAGTGGCAAGAGGAACGTGAAGAAAGAGACAAGGAACTTGACGATGCCGCCAATTCTTTAAAACAAGAACAACGTGAGGCAATCACTAAAGTGTGGAATTTATTAGACGATATGGAAACCCATATTAGAGAATGTTTTGATCTTGACATGCAACATGTCCGTAGATTATCTACACTTGAGTGGAAAATGCGTGGTGCTTTTCCTGAGTTATGTAAAGGAGTATGTACCTGTGACGATTAAATCATACGAGATTACCTTACGGATTAATGGTATGGATAGTAGTATCACATTAGATGATACCTTTCCTTCCGTTGAAGATTGGATAAGTGCTTGCAACATGGCAGTGCTTATGGCAAAGCATGTGCACCCAAGCAAAGAGATAGAGTTTGTCTCTTGCTCAGAGTACATTGACGATATATATGAGGACTTTGATTACATTGCCCCTGCCTCATTCACAATACATTAAGAGGAGTGTGAATATGAATAGATACTTTGTTGAAATGAAAAGGGGATTACAGCCCACAGGAGATTTTGATCCTAATGTAATTAGTTTTTACATCTATGCGTATAGCAAAAGTCAAATCGTTGATATGTTGGGAGATGAATATTTCCTAGTCACTGTAGATCAAACAGAATGATGCTGCTTAATGCTGCTTTGACATGTCTGGCGTTGAATATTTATCACGAGGCACGTAATGATACAGACACAGGTCAGTATGCTGTAGCACACGTGGTGTTGAATCGTGTGCAGCATGACAGATGGCCTGACGATGTGTGCAAGGTTGTCAAACAAGGCTATCACAAAGGCAAACACAAGTGTCAGTTCAGTTGGTATTGTGACGGTAAGTCAGACAAGCCTTATGAGGAAGTGTCTTGGGCAAAGGCTATACTTGTGGCTAATGATGTATTGTCAGGTATAGCTGACGATGTGACACATGGTGCTACGCACTATCATGCACGATATGTCAAGCCCTATTGGGCTAAACACTTGACTAAAACTGTGGCTATTGGGTCACACATATACTATAAATAGCTTATCGTTACTAGTATAGGGATGATAGGTGTGATATAACACGGCATCAGTTGCCATAATCAAATGAAAAGGAGATCAATATGCCATTTGATATTACAAATTTTGACAATTCTAACAGTAAACCTTTCGATGTTCCACACTATCTGGACTTCCCTGTGGAGTTTGAACCCACTAAAGTGAAGGACAAGAAGTATGTTATCAACGGAGAGACAGGTGAATACCTTGGTGTAGTCGGTGATAAGTTTACCTGTGCATCACATGGTGACTTCTATCGTGGTGTCTATGACACAATCACTGAAAACCTAATGCCAAAAGAGATGATGAATGCACAGTTTACGTGGCGGTCTGCCCGTAACAATGCGTGGTCTATGTTAGACATCTCATTACCTGATATGCAGGTAGAGATTAGCACAGATAATCATACAACTACGTTGGGCAATCGTATCATCTCATTACATGGTATTGATGGATCATGCAGCAATCAAGCATTCTTTGGTGCTATTGATTACTTTTGTACCAATGGGCAGATCCGTGGTGAGTACGACAAAGTGCGTAAGAAGAATACATCCAACTTTACACTGGATGGTTTTATCTACGAACTAAGACGTGCGAGAACTGACTTCTACGAGGAGACTGCCAAGATGCAGGTGTGGGCGCAGACTTCCACAAAGTATGTAGACATACAGTCTTTGCTTGAAGAGATGATTTCTTCCAAACGTAAGGCAGAAAAAATGTTTAGCCTGTACTGTGCAGAAGCAAGCACACGTGGTCACAACAAGTGGGCATTGTATTCTGCCTTTACCAACTATGCCAGCTATGCTGATGAACGTAACGGGTTTAACCTGCGTAACACTGGCAATGACACACAAGCTATCAGCATGTTCAGCCGTGAGCAAGAGGTTAGCAAGTGGGTCAGTGACAATCGGTTCATTCAGTTGGAGGCTGCATAGTGCCGATAAGTGTCACATACGTAAACAAAAGGGAGGCGAGTGTGCTAGGCTTGCCTCTCAGGTATGGCGATGTTGTAGGAGAAAAAATATTTCTACACTACCTAAAAAATAAGGCAACAGGTAGAATATATAAAAGATTTAAAGCCCCATCACATGGTGATACTGTAAAAAACAAAACAAAAGCAAAACTTGTACGGATAAAACAATTTTGCTCTCGTGTAAAAATGTTTAAGGGTTGTGCTATATGCGGCTATAAAAAACATCCAGCAGCTTTACATTTTAATCACATTGATCCAACAAAAAAAGTTGCTAATGTTAGTAAACTTAGATCGTGGGTAAAAGTAAAAGAAGAGATAAGGAAGTGCGAAGTATTGTGTGCTAATTGCCATGCAATAAAAACAGTTGAAGAAAAACACTATCTAAATGGGGTAACACATGAGTAAACTGCCACGATATGTACAAGAACGAGTGTCATCTTTTGGTGACATCTCGTATCGCTTTAATCCACCACAGATATTGGTAGACGAAGGTGTAGTAAAAAGAGAGTCTTACGGGTCAGACTTAAAGCAGGTTCGTAAGATCGTCAAGCAACACAATGAAAACATTGACAAATGGAGAGAAGAACAGTTGATGACTGTTCGTATGAACAAGGTCACAGATCTGATCAACTTTTACTATCAGTCTAATGATTTCAATATGTTACGTGATACAACTAAAGTGGATTACCGATACTTCCTGACCATCTTGCACCAGACTATGGGCTGGCGTAAGTATGACAAGATTACACCTAAGATTGCCAAGCAAGCCTATGAAGATTGGGTTAGGCGTGGCATCAGCTTTGCCAATCATTCAGCTACTTGTGCCAGTAGAGTGTACAATTATGCTATAATGATGGAGTATGCTACACAAAATCCTTGGGCTAATATCAAACGAAAGACCAGCAAACAACGTAAAGTTACATGGTCACACGGTGAGATCATCAAGTTCCTTGACATAGCCTACACAGACTTTGAGTACAGGAACATAGGACTAATAGTCCAGATGGCCTACGAGTGGTGTCAGAGGCTAGGAGACATGCGTAACTTACAGTGGGACAATATAGACTTTACCTACGGTAGATTAGAATTAGAGCAAAGCAAACGCAGGGCAGAGGTAAGTCTGCCTATATCTGATAATCTATTGCACATGTTGCGAGAACAACGTGAAGACTTTGGATTCCAAAAATACGTAGCTCCACATCCTAGACCTGTGAACGGGGTGTACAGTCCGTATGCTATGGAACGGCTATCTAAGGTAGGTAGACGGGTCATGCGACTAGCTGGTTTACCAGAAGAGTTAAGACTTATGGACATACGTAGAACAGGGGTAACACAAATGGATAAGGAGGGTGTGCCGATTAACCAGATTATGTCTGTTACAGGGCATAGCCATATGGCTTCTGTAAAGCCTTATTTAAAGCATTCTTACGATAGTGCAAATAGTGCCTTGACAATGCGTAACGTGAGTGTATCCTTGAGTGAAACGAACAACATAGAAAGTGATACATATGAGTATAAGAAATATAATTAATGATATATCACTTAGTAATGGTGAAACAAAACGTATGAACTGTCCTGAGTGTGGTGGCTATAAGACGTTTACCATTACAAACAATATGGGATCATTGCTATGGAACTGTTATAAGGCAGGGTGCTCTGTGTCTGGTGGTAAACGTGTTCACCTATCAGCAGAAGACATACGTAATTCTCTTGGTAGTGTTGCACAAGAGACACACTCTGTGGGTTTTGAAAAACCTGATCATTTTATAAATAACTACGATTCCATAGATCCGTTTTGTGCGGAGTGGGGGCTTGACCCCTATGCCTTGGGGCTATTGTACGATGTAAAGGAACATCGTGTGGTGTTCCCTATTATGCAAGGCAATGTAATGGTAGATGCTACAGGACGTAGTCTGTCAAAAAGATTGCCTAAGTGGAAAAGATATGGAAAAAGCATGTTGCCATACTCATATGGATGTGGTAAAACTGCTGTAGTTGTTGAGGACTGTGTGAGTGCCGCTATTGTTGGTGCGACAGACAGACTTGGATGCTCTGGTGGTGGTGTATATGTCGGGGTAGCAGTGTTGGGTACATCACTATCTGAGGGACACAAGCAGCACTTATCACAGTTCTCAACGGCAGTGATTGCCCTAGACCCCGATGCCCTACCAAAGACACTGGCAATTGCAAAAGAATTACGTGGTCATGTACCTAATGTAAAGGTACTACGACTGCACGACGATCTAAAGTATCGTTACCAAACCGACTTCGACGATTTACAACACTTAGGAGAAACATAAATGGAATTATCACTTGTACGTAGCTTGATGGACAAAGAGTTCTACGATGAACATCGTGGTGCTAGATGTCCTGACAGACTATTCAGTAAAGACGTGCGCAAGATCAAGCAGTCTATTGACACTGCCATGGATCGGTATGAACGTACCGTAACACCAGATGAGATTGAAGCTTTATTCATGGCTAACAATCCAACACTTACTACCGCACAAAAACAAGCGTACTCACATTTGTTTATGCAAGTTAAACGTGAGACACCTATGGGCAGTGACGTAGCACAAGAGGTGCTATCTAAACTGTTCCAACAAGTGGTGGGAGAGGACATTGCTAATCTTGGGTTTGATTACGTAAATGGTGACAAGTCTAGTCTTGAGCCATTGCGTAACATGCTTGAGCAGTATGGAGATGACTTCACGCCAAACCTCAAGGTTGAGTGGGAAGATATTAGTCTTGATACTATACTTGCAATGACTGATCTTGAGTCACAGTGGACATTTAACATACCCACACTTACTCGCAAAGTAGAGGGCGTAAATGCTGGTCACTTAATTGAGGTAGGTGCAAGACCAAACACAGGCAAGACCTCATTCCATGCCTCTCTTGTTGCCAGTGAGGGTGGTTTTGCATGGCAAGGTGCTAAATGTATTGTGTTGTGTAATGAAGAGGCTCATTGGCGTGTCGCCCATCGTTACATTACAGCAGCTACAAACATGGACAAGCACAAAGTCAGTAAAAATAAAGATGTAGCTATGCGTGTATTTGATCAGATACGTAGTAAAATTATGTTTAAAGATTCATCTGGACGTGACATGAATTGGGTAGAGTCTGTTTGCAAATCATACAAGCCTGACATTGTAATCTTAGACATGGGAGATAAGTTTGCACGTACTGCTGGCTTTGCTAGACCTGATGAGGCACTAAAGGCTAATGCTGTACATGCTAGACAGATTGCAAAGCAACATGAATGTGCTATCTTTTATATGTCTCAGCTATCTGCGGATGCAGAGGGTAAGGTTGTACTAAACCAAGCTATGATGGAAGGTAGTCGTACAGGTAAGGCAGCAGAGGCAGATCTAATGATTATGATTAGCAAGAACCCTACGGTAGAGGGACAAGAAGAAGAGGATAATATGAGACATATTAACATTGTTAAAAACAAGTTGTCTGGTTGGCATGGCATAGTGCACTGTGACTTAGACTATCACACTGCGAGGTATATCCCATGAAAAAATATCTTGATAAAATGCCTGAGTTTTGTCTTAGCCACTGGCTTTTACGAATACCATTGTCTATTGTATTTATACAACAAGGGCTATCAAAACTACCTTTAACTGCCGATGATGCTAGTTCTTTTGAACTACCATATATCGTGTGGTGGTTTGCAGCTTATGGTGAAATTGGTGCAGGTATAGGATTACTAGTGGGTGGTCTGATAGCTTTTACTTACCTACACTTAGATCACCCTTGGGTAGAAGATATAATAACAAGGTTTAGTGGTATAGTTATATGCTGTATTATGACAGGTGTGATATGGGTAGGTGAACCTGATAGCCTGTTGGATGTTTTACTATACGATAACTTACATGTATTACTTTGGGTGGGCGGTTTGTTCTTTGCACTCAGAGGTAGACTAGCATGAGAAGGTTTGACACTGTTGAATGCCCTTGGTGTAAAGAGATATTTAACTGGAAAAAGCATGACACTTGCCCACACTGCAAGGATAAATATCAGTGTGTTAGTTGTGGAGCACCAACTAAGAACACATGGTGCAATTTTTGTTTGGAGGAGGAATGATGAGTGAACAATATCACATAAAGGGTGCCTTTGGTGCCTTTCTGGTATGCGCCTTTTTAATCTTAGGTGTACCAATAATAATTAATCTTTTGTTTTGGCCTGATATAGGTGTTTGGAGTGTGTTGCGATGAAGTGGTATGTAATGGTATTCTTTTTGTCTTGGAATGAAGATGGGACAAGAGACACGTTTGTATTTACAAACCCAGTTTACAATACTGAGGCTGAGTGTAGGGTTACACTCACTGACAGGGTAAGTATAATGAACTATGTGCATGGATTAATGACCGTGTATAATGGTATGCTACCTGGTGCAGTAGAGATGGTCAACTGTATAGATCAGAATCAGTTTAATGAACTTCAAGGGTTAAAGAACCAACAGGAGGGTAAAGTTGACGCCTAGAGAAGCAGCACAAATAGAGGCAGAAAGAACTTTTGACTTGTTTATTCTGTGGTCTAAGAGGGCTTTCATTTACAGCACCCTATTTTTGATGGTGGTTGTATTTGGTTGTAATAGCGGTGTTGAAACAGGGCCAGACAAGTCAGGCTCACAGTATAACGGTGAGGCGTACTCACCAATGAACTTAAATGTAAAGGATAAAAAATGAGTAACAAACTAAAAGTCGTGCCTTTGAGCATCGTCAGTGTCTTTGATTTATTCAAAGAAGCATGGAACAGTGTGATGACAATACAGGATTCACCATTACGTCACATCCAAAGGCTAGACCCAATGGCTGCACATGCAGTGTTTCAGATACTTGCATACATGTGGAGTGCAATCTTTGCACTGTGGATAGGCAACATATTCTGGTTTGCAATTAGTGGATTAGGTCACTCTCTTGTGCTTGCTGGTATATTTATTACTGCACTAACTTACAAAGAGGCTGAGAAAAATTCTAAGGTAGATCCTATTGACAATGTAAGTAGCGGTAGAATGTTTGGTGGAGAGCACGATTGAGGATTACTAATGATAAGACCAATGACAGAAGAGGAACGACAAAGAGCAAAGGAGAGGCGACAAATGAACACGGCAAACATGAATGCAGAGATTCAGTTATATAACGCAATGACTCGTAATAAACTGAACGTAAAAGAGGCGATAGAGGCTATGGATCGTTATGCAAATGACAAAGACTTCCAAAAACAACTTGACGATTACTACGGAAGTGAGTTATACATAGCTGATGACTTTGATGAAGTAACATCAGACCACTAGGAGAACTATGAAACACTTAACACTCGACATAGAAAACACTGTGACCAAACGTGACGGTAAGCTACACTTAGATCCGTTTGAACCTGAGAATACATTGGTTATGGTGGGTATGCTAGATGATCTTGGCAACGAAGCTATTGTGACATTTGATCACGCAGAGCATCCACCCACCCAAAGGGGAGCACAGATAGTACAAGACCTACTTGACTGTGCTCCTCTTCTTATCATGCACAATGCTGCACATGATCTCGTATGGCTATGGGAGTCTGGGTTTACCTATGGCGGTCCTATCTTTGATACTATGCTAGGTGAGTACGTGTTGCAACGTGGGCAAAAGGAACCTCTGTCTCTTGAAGCATGTGCAGAGAGATACGAACTTACTACACAGAAGCAGGACACCATGAAAGAATGGTTGAAAGCTGGTAAGCAGGTACGTGACATGCCCTATACAGAGTTATCAGATTACCTATCGGATGACCTTGCAGCCACACAACAATTGTACTTGCGTTTAGTGACACAGTACGAGGAATGCAGTGCATTGGAAGGAACGATACGTCTGACTAATCAGCTTGCTGTACATCTGTCACGTATATATCAACGTGGCTTTGCTGTTAATATGTCTGTTCTAGATCAAGTTAGACAAGAGTTTACAGAGGAACGTGACAACCTTGTGTCTAGTCTTGAGGCACAGGTAATTGATCTTATGGGATTTAGGCCAATCAATCTTAACAGTCCAGAGCAATTGTCTTGGGTTATCTATAGCTGCAAACCTAACGACAAAAAGACATGGCCTGATATGTTTGATCAACGAATGGACAGGCAAGATGTGCAATATCAAATACGTAATAATAGCACTAAGTTGTATAAACAAAAGGCAGAGCAATGTAATGTATGCAAAGGTAATGGAAAAATACGAAAGGTAAGGAAAGATGGAACACCATACGCAAGACTTAATAATTGCATTACGTGTAATTCCAGTGGCTTTCTTTTTCTGGATACTAATGAGATAGCTGGACTACGATTTGGTAGAACTATTGATAATCCTAAGTGGATTAGTGCCAATGGGTTTAGCACCAGCAAAGACATCCTAGTGTACCTAGAGGGTATTGCACGTAGTAAAGGTAATACAAAGGCAGAGAAGTTTTTATCCAGTGTTCGTAGACTGTCAGCAGTGGAAACCTACCTGTCCAGTTTTGTAGAGGGTATTGCAACCCACGTCAAGTCTGATGGTAAACTTCACGTAAGGTTGTTGCAACATCGCACAGGCACAGGCAGACTTTCAGGCGCTGATCCTAATATGCAGAACATGCCACGTGGCGGTACGTTTCCTGTCAAACGTGTATTCAAGTCACGATGGGATGGCGGCAGTGTGATGGAAGCTGACTTTGCCCAGCTTGAGTTTCGGGTGGCTGCATTCTTATCACAGGACAAGACTGCCATTAATGAAGTGACCACAGGGTTCGATGTACACTCGTACACTGCCAAGGTTATCTCTGATGCAGGTCAGCCTATTAGCAGACAGGAGGCAAAGTCCCATACTTTCGCCCCTTTATATGGGGCAAGTGGCTTTGGTAGAACAAAAGCAGAGGCTGCTTACTATCAACAGTTTACCACAAAGTATAGTGGTATTGCCAAGTGGCATGAGTCATTGGCAAATGAAGCATTACGTACAGGCAAGATCACTACACCATCTGGACGTGAGTTTGCTTTCCCTGATGTAGAACGTAGACATTATGGGGGTGTGACATTTTTCACACAGATTAAAAATTATCCTGTGCAATCGTTTGCCACGGCTGACATTGTACCTATATCTCTGATATACATTGACAAGATGCTAGAGATAAACAAACTAAACAGCTGCATAGTCAATACTGTACATGACAGTATTGTTATTGACGTGCACCCAAAAGAGAGGGAGAAAGTTCTTAAAATTATAAATCGTACTAATGAAGTGCTAACATCCTTGGTCAACAAACGTTGGAACATTAATTTAAATGTGCCTCTATTATTAGAAGCAAAAATTGGTCCGAATTGGCTTGACACAAAGGACGTAGCCTGATATAACTATACATCTGTAACAAAAGAAAAGGAGATACATATATGACTATGGTAGAAACATTTAATACGGCAGACTACAATTCAATGGCAGTTACACTTGGGATGGCTGCGGATAACAAACCATCCCGTGATAGCTCCACTCTTGCACGTTTACGTATTAATCACTCGCCTATTATGGGTGAGCAAGAAGTAAATGGCAAGAAGGTAAAGCTAGAGGTTGTAGCTGGCGGCACATACAAGTTGGAGATTCCTGATGGCCCAACTTATTATGCCGAATCTGCTACTATACGTCCGTACATGCAACGGTTTATGTACAAACGTTTTGTAATGGGCAACGACTCTGCCCCTAATCGTTATGTCAAAACTATC